GTGACCGAGATCCCAGATAGCGCCTTCCGCCTGCGCTGGACCAGGACCTGGCAGGACCAGGATAATGACTTCATCGCTCGCAACGGCAACGACTATTGCCGGATCTATCTGGCGGTCGGCGGACCACAGGACCGCCGCTGGTGGTGGGAGGTGGGTGTTGCAATGCGCAAGGCCGGCGTAGGCTACGCCGACAGCGCGCGCGAAGCCGCGCTCGAGGCCGAGAAGGCTTATTTCGCTGCAGGGGGAAGGTGGGGGAATGACCGCGACCGCGTTCGCGATGTCCGGTAAGGTGCACGTTCGGGATGCCCGTGCTCGACGGCGACAGGTAAGAGATCGACGGTGCGGCAGCCGCAATGCTTGGGCGGGATTTCGAGCATTCGAATCGAAAAATTATCGACTTTCCGTCGCCCGTCACTCCGAAAGACTCGTAATCGTCGTTTTGAGAATCACGCGCTACACCGCCGGCCATCCGGCGGAACTAAAAAACCAGATAAAGTAGGACGATGACGACAAGCGGCACGCCCAGTAGCCACATGATGATCGCAGGCATAGAAATCTCCTTGGGTTGGCTGTCCCACGAACACTCAGAAGCGAGGTTAGGTTCCCGCAATTGCGGTCTGCCGCGTCAGGGCGCGCTGTCGCGCCGCGCTTACCGGCAAGCATTTCGGGCGAGAGCCTGTTGCACCTGGCGAAGTTCGCCTTCCCGCACGCGCTTCCCTTGAACTACGATTTTTAATGGCGCCAGGGACCAGAGGATGTCGAGCGGCAGGATCACCGCTAATGTCAGGCAATTGGTGCAACGAACGGTTTGGCCGCTCTTAGAGCGTCACACGCACGCGTCGCCCCTAGCGTTTTGATCGCCCGCGCGGCCGATGGTGATCGGCCCATGCGTCTGCAATCAACGTCGTGTATGTCAGCCTGCCATCGCCCGCGTCAAAACGGACTGCAAATCAGCTCAAGGCGATCTACTTCGCCGCGCCCTTCGACTTCGTCGCGAGATCCACCTGAACCGGATCGACGTTGAAAGTCTCGCCGGCAGGGACATGCGTGACACCGTCGATCGCCGTCACCTTCTCGATGATCTTGTCGCCGGCGTCGAGGATCGCCTTGACATTCACCGTCTCCTTCACGCGCACGAAGCGTTTCAGCTTCGCGGATTTCAGGTCGATGACGATGCGGTCCTCGTCGTCCTTTGGGAACTCGAGCTTGGGCCGCCCCTTGCGCCAACTCACCCGGCCGGTCGGGAAATCGGCGAACTTGCGCTTGCCGCGCTCGGTCAGCTCGTCGCGATTGTCGTTGCAGTACTGCTTCACCTTGTCGACCAGCTTCTCACGCTGGACGATCAGCGGAGCGGCGGTCTTCTCCGCCTTCTCCTTCGCCTTCGCGGTCGCGGTATCGAGGGTGGACTGGATCCTGGCGAGCTTGCGATCGATCTCGCCGATATCGCCGATCTGGCGCGCGGTTGGGCTGAGGGTTTTGACAGCCTGGCTGCTCATGACGACTCCTGTACTCCCCTCGCCGGCATCATGCCATGTGATGAACGTCAACGGGAACTCGGATTTGTCAGAAGCGCTACGCTTAGGCGGTATACTCATAAATGTGCATCGGCTGAACCGATGTGGTGAACTTCCGCTTCGCGCCCGCATGCCGGTCATTGGATCGGCCGCGCTGGACTCTCATAAGCGGAAATCCAAACGAACAAGCGTGGCGCCAAGTTGTAGGCTGTAGGCTGGAGGACGATAGCTGGCGGGTAGAAAAGGACAAATACAAGGAAAGAGCGTCCTAGTGCCCTTGGGCTGTCGATCTATCTGTGTCATAAGCGCTACAGATCAAATCGAGTTCGCGTTAGAGTTGATGCTAGCAGGATGAGCTGCAAGAGGTGCTCCATGATCTCAAATAAAACGATACTTGCAGGAACTCTTCAACATGCAATTAAAGAGGTTTTGCGCACTGATTGGGATCCAATTGGAATCCGTGACATTGACCAAGCGAAGAATGAATATGATCAGTACGTTTCATCAATTTATAAATTGCTGATTTCCCGCAGGCCCAGACATGAAATTTTCGAGTATCTGTGGTGGCTTGAAACAGAACATATGGGCCTGATAGGCAATAAGCAGGCAACGGAAGATTTCGTGGATCAACTTATTGCTCTTCCAAGCGCAGTTAAGAACAACGCCGTCCACTAGCAATTTTGCATGCCAATTATTTCGATCCATCATGATGACTGACCAGAGGGTCAGTTTGACCGCGTCTCTGGCTGCTCCCGCCGGCGGCATGGATTTCCTCAACGACACAAAAGCAACGATGCCCGCTTTCCGGGCAAGTCCGCTCCGCGCCCCCATGTCAGTCGCAGTTTCCCGACTTTGCCCACGCCCAATCGGACGTGTCAGCAAGCGAGCCGTTTATGTCAGCTTCGCGCCCCCAAATACGACGTGGGGGCAAACTTTACCTTCGCCCGAAAGAGGACGTTCCAGCAGGCGAGTCTTTCATGGCAGCTTCGTGCCAATAGCGGACATTAGCTTTTCACTCAGATCTAGTTTTGCTCAGCTCACTGTCTTGTCGCTCCGTGACTTTCTTTTATGAGTCTTATTTCAAAGGCCGACCGATTTCAGAATGACATGACGGTTCGACATAGCTTCTTTAATGGCAGGGGGCATCTGAGTAGTTTTACCTTGAACCGGAAAAGGCGACATTTCACTGAAAGCGATGGTATCCGTTGCGGGAACTTTTCGAACCGACTTCAGAATTGGCGGGAAAGCCGAAATGACACCATGTGATAGGGCCTGATTGACCAAATAGAACTCAATAATCTGCGTTTGTTTCCCAACTTCATCGATAAGGTATATTTTTGTTTCATCTGGCCATTTTTTGACGATGGGTTTGCCGGCTTCCCACCCGCTGTTTTGCAACACTCGGCAGAGCGTTTGTTTGTTCTCAGCACTGATCGTTTCCCCATCTGGAAGCTTCATATGAAGGGGAGTGCCGATTGCGACAGTCTGTTTCCCAAAAGTTTTTACTTGTCCCATAAGCATGGAGCCAATTGCTCTGTCCGTCATTGGGGATACGGAACGCTTTTGGAAGCAATAATATGTCTTGGTAGCCTTATGTAGATGGCCGGTAACTTCAAAAGCGTACTCGACCTCGATTGTTAGGGCATTGCCAGTCTTCAGCCTGTAAACATTCTCAATCTGCGCGTAGGCTGCAGCGATCAGATATTTTGTGTGGAGGGGAGCAAGCAAAAAGGGATGCACTTTGGTGAGCATACCCAAAATGATGAATGGAGCCCCTAGGAAAGGAATTAAGACTGTGCCGAGCATGTAAAGTCCAAAGGCGATGCGTAGCTTATAGTTGCGAGCCTCAGACGGACGCGTGAGAATAGGCCACAAAATCCATATAATTATTGCGCAATAAAAAAAGCAACCCAACAATATCGGTATTGCAGATGTCCATGTCATGATTCGAGTTTATAATTTAGAATGATTTGAGTTAGCTTAAGCCGCCTAGACCACGGGACAATTGCCAAATGTAAGGTTGATTTTCTGTATGTCGTTGTCGTCAACCTCGCTTGATCGAACGATCGGAAAATTTCGTGTTCAATGTCCGCTTCGGGTCGATTGTGTTGAAAAAGTCCCCAATCGAGCGCGTTGGCGAGCGCGCTGAGAATTTCGTTTCAAGGCGGGCCCATTTTTGAATCGTGATTCCGCGAAGCCTTCCAAGCGGAAACGGATTTCTACAACTGTGCACTGATTCGCCAGGCAGCGGACTTTTTCAACACAATCGGTCAATATCAGACCTAGGCCCGAATTGGTTGAACGTCCGGTTTTGCCTTCTTAGTGGCTGAAAAGCCGCCATTCCGCTCCCGGCCCCCAAGCCGCCCTTCTACAGAGCTGACATTGAATGATCGTTCTACCTTCAGGAGCGGACGCACCAAACGCAGCTTTTAAACGCCGCTTTTAATCTGCGCCGTATCTTTTGCCCGCGCTCACCTGTGAAACGCCCGAGCCGCGTCGATCTGGTTGATCAGGCGGCGGCCGGCGCGGTTCTTCCGCTCTTCGGAAATCATCAGCGCCTTGGCGAAGGCTTCCGACTCCTTTGCGTTCAGCGGCCGCGATGGCGCCGGCGTCAACCGGTCGAACTCCGCGCGGACACCGCCGGGCACGGGGTTGAGCGCGATCGGCGCCGGCCGGTCAGCGCCGGAGTGCCCGCATCCGCTCAATGGCATCGCGATCCCACACAACAGGACCGCCATCAGGAACAACCTGTTCATTCACCAGATCCTCAAGTTGACGCATGTGCAGCGAGTCGAGCTCGGCCTGTTCGGCGTCGGCCTCGGCCGCGGCTTCCTTCGCGTCGATGACCCTCAGTGCCTGCTCGTAACGGCTCTCGAGCGCGCGATAGGCCTCGCGGGAGACATAGTTCCAGCCGTGCCAGAGCCACAGCGCTCCCAGGCCCAGCGCCGTCATGGCGGCGGAGACGAGCAGTTTGCGGATGGAAAGCCCGGCAAGAAAGGCGCCGATGCCAGTGAGCCAGGCCCACATCAGATTGCCCCCACTCCCTGCAGGCAGACCTCGCGCTCATGCCGGCGGCGGTTGACCAGGCCCTGCACCACCCGGCCGCCGGCGCGGTTCCACATGAGGATCGCATCGCAGGCCTCCCGCATCCGGCCGGCATTGGCGTGGCGGCGCACGCTCGACCGGCAGAAGGCCGCCGAGCCGATATTGTAGGCCAGGCTGACAAAGGCCGCATACGGCCCGTCGGGGATCTTGTCGGGCGCTGTCAGGCATCGCCGGATTTCGCGTTCGAAGTCCGCCAGACGGCGCGCGAGCTTCCCGTCGCATTGGGCCTTGGTGAAATGCTCCCCGGGCTTCACGCCCCGCGTCTCGCCGTAACACACGGTCCAGACGCCGACGATGTCGCGGTAGGCCTTCGGCTCATAGCCCTCCCAGCTGCCGACCAGCACACCAATGGCGACGGCGAGCGCGGTGATCGCGCCGGCCGCTGTCTTCAAACGGCTCATGACTTTGATCCTCTAAAGTGAGATTGGGCGAGCAGGCGCGCCAGCACGGCCGCGCCGGTGGTGAGCGCCGAGAGCAGCGCGAAGACGCCGCGCGGGACGGGCAGCGCATGCTCGACGAAGGGCAGCGCGACTTCCGCGGCCGACAGGATCGCGGCCAGGACGATGAAGCGGATGCTCCAGGAATATTTCAGGACAGCCCGCCAGTCCGGCAGCAGCCGGACACGGTCGAACAGTCCCCGCGGACGGGGCTGCGGCATGGAAATGTCCCTGAAAGGGTTAGTTGGCCCGGGATGAGCGCCGGCGGCCGGATGCGGCCCGGCCGTCACTCGTCTGTTCCGACACCATCTGGATCACCGGAAGCAGGAGCTGGCTCTGCATTTCGCTCATCCGGTTCCCGTGCTCGTTCACGCGAGAGGTCAGGTCGTTATGCTTCCCGTCATACTTCTCGTCGATCTTCTCGATGCGATCGTGCAGCTTGCCGACCTTGGAATCCATCGCGCTGATGATCTCGCTCCGCATGCCGTCGATCCGCGACGACAGGCGCGAGAACAGGATCAGCGCCGAGATCAGCAGGGCCAGAATCTGCAGGACTGTATTGACGTCGATTCCACTGTCCATGGCGCTCTCCTAAAGGCTGGTCATGGCGTCGTTGCCACTGCCGTCATCGGAGACGGCGGCAAACAGACAAAGCTCGGGCGACCAGGCGATGTCCTTGCAGGGCAGCGTCGGCGTGCTGCGCAGCGTCCAGGCGAGACCGTCAGGACTTGTCATGACATCGTTGCCACTGCCGTCCTCGCAAACGGCTGCGAACAGCCCCAACTCGGGTGACCACGCGATCGCTATCCAATTGTTGCTGCCTTGAGTGTTCCGCAGCGTCCAGATGACACCGTTGGGGCTCGTCATGACGTCGTTGCCGGCGCCATCATCCGAAATCGCAGCGAACAACCCCAGGTCGGGCGACCAGGCGATCGATTTCCATCGCTGTGCAGGAGTCGTGCGCGCCGTCCAGGCGAGACCGTCAGGGCTCGTCATGACGTCGTTGCCGCTGCCGTCCTCGCAAACGGCTGCGAACAGCCCCAATGCGGGCGACCAGGCGATCGAGGTCCATTGCTGTGCAGGAGTCGTGCGCGCCGTCCAGGTGAGTCCGTCGGGACTTGTCATGACGTCGTTCCCCTCGCCGCCTATAGATACGGCCGCAAACAGCTCAAGTTCGGGCGACCAGGCGATCGCGATCCACTGCTGGGCGGGCGTGCTCCGCACCGTCCAGACAACGCCGTCGGGGCTCGTCATGGCGTCATTGCCGCTCTCGTCGTCAGAGACCGCCGCGAACAGCCCCAGCTCCGGCGACCAGGCAATTGCTCTCCAGGCAGTGCTGCCCGGCGTGGTGCGCAGCGTCCAGGTGATGCCGTCAGGACTCGTCATGATGTCGCTGCCTTCACCATCATTCGAAATCGCAGCGAACAGCCCCAGCTCCGGCGACCAGGCAATCCCTTGCCAACTCCTGGCATCCGGCGTGACGCGGCTTATCCACTCTCTTGTCGCCGCATTCTGGGCCCAGGCCCTGGCCCCGGCATCGTTGGTCGCGCCGTCCTCGATGCCGGCAAGCTTCGTCTTCTCGCCGTCGGTAAAGGCGTTCGTGTTGCCCTCGGCCTCGTACAGTGCCTTGATCTCGGCCCCGGTGAGATCACCCGTCGCCCCGTCCTCGATCCCGCCGAGCTTCGTTTTCTCGTCATCGGTGAAAGCGTTCGTATCGCCCTCGGCCTCGTAGAGCGTCTTGATCTCGGCACCGGTGAGATCACCCGTCGCCCCGTCCTCGATGCCGGCGAGCTTCGTTTTCTCGTCATCGGTAAAGGCATTGGTATCGTCTTCGGCCTCGTAGAGCGTCTTGATCTCGGTGCCCGTCAGATCACCCGTCGCCCCGTCCTCGACACCGTCCAGTTTCGTCTTGTCCGCTGCCGTCATCACACCGGCATCGCTCGTGTCGGCGGCCGGAATTACGGCGTTCGTACCGCTGGAGCTTTCGACGGTGACGCTGTCGACGTCGCGGCTGACGCTCAGGTCGGCGCCGCCGCTCAGTGCCGTGTCTACCCAACCGGCCGGGTCCGAGTCAGGATCCCAGGCAGCGATCGTCGCCGGATCCTCGCCATGGCTCAGGATTGCCCAGTTGCCGGAGGCTGCGGTGGGGTGTGCTGCCTGCAGAGCCCCGAGATCCGCGTGGACGCCCTTGAAATTCATGGTGGCGTCGGCCGCCGCCTTTTGGACGGCGCGCAAAAGATTGTCGTTCGCGCCCTCGAGTAACTGCTCATCGACGCCGTCGACCAGCGCCCGCAGGTTGGCGACAATGGCATTGGCAAAGCTCGCGGTGATCCGCGTCCCGTCGCCGGCGCCGGGATAGCTTTCGTCCAGCGCCCAGTTCCGCAAGCTCGCCGCTTGCTTGTGCGCGGGGCGCTCTGTGACGGCGTTCGCGCCGTCAAACGAGAATGTCATGAATGCTCCTATCGGCTCGTCATCACGCGAACGTCGCCGTCCACCGCGACCGCGGCGAAGAGAGCCCGTTCTGGCGACCACGCGACAGCCGCCCACTGGTTGTCGGCGGAACTCGCGCGAAGGGTCCAGTTGACGCCGTCGGCGCTGGTCATCACACGATTGCCGCTGCCCGACGCCGCGACGGCGGCAAAAAGCCCAAGATCTGATGCCCAGGCGATCGATTGCCAGCTGTTGTCGGCTGGTGTGGAGCGCAGCGTCCAGTTGACGCCGTCCGGGCTCGTCATTACCCGATTGCCGGAACCACTGGTGGCAACGGCCGCGAACAGCCCAAGCTCCGGCGACCAGGCGATCCGGAGCCAGAGGTTGTCCGCCGGCGTGCTGCGCAATGTCCAGTTGATGCCGTCGGGGCTGGTCATCACCCGGCTTCCGGAGCCACTGCCGGCGACGGCCGCAAACAGTCCAAGTTCCGGGGACCAGGCGACCCCGAACCAGCTCTGATCGTCTGGCGTGGAGCGCAGCGTCCAGTTGATGCCGTCGGGACTGGTCATCACCCGGCTTCCGGATCCACTGGCGGCAACGGCCGCGAACAGCCCAAGCTCCGGCGACCAGGCGATGTCGAACCAGTTCAAATCGGAGGCGCTGGCACGCAAGGTCCAGGTGATGCCGTCCGGGCTCGTCATCACACGGTCCCCGGTACCGCTGACTGCAACCGACGCGAAGAGTCCAAGCTCCGGCGACCAGGCTATTTTCTGCCAGTCGTTGTCGGCCGGAGTTGCGCGCGCGGTCCAGCTGATGCCGTCTGGCGAAGTCATCGCCCTGTTCCCGGTGCCGCCGAATGCGACCGCCGCGAAGAGCTCCAGCTCCGGCGACCAGGCAATCCCGAACCAGTCTTTGTCGGCAGGGCTGACACGCGCCTTCCACTCCCGCACCGCACGGTTGTGCATCCATGCCTGAATGCCGGCACCGTTGGTCGCGCCGGTCTCGAGCCCGGCGAGCGTCGTCTTCTCGGCATCGGTAAAGGCGTTGGTCTCCGACTCGCCCTCATAGGCGGCCTTCAGCTCCGGTCCGGTCTGATCGGCTGTCGCGCCGGCCTCGATGCCGTCGAGCTTCGTCTTCTCGGCATCGGTAAAGTCGTTGGTCTCCGTTTCGCCCTCATACGCGGCTTTCAACTCCGGTCCGGTCTGATCGGCTGTCGCACCGGCCTCGATCCCGGCGAGCTTCGAGGCTTTCGCGTCCGTGAAAATGTTGGTGTCGGCTTCTGAGCCGTAAAGCGTTCGGAGCGCCGCGCCGGTCGGATCGGCCGTCGCGCCGGCTTCGATACCTTCGAGCTTCGACTTGTCGGCCGCGCTCATCGCGCCGGCATGGTCCGCGTCCGCCGCGAGAATCGTCCCGGCGGTCCCGCTCGAATTCTCCACTGTTACGCTGTCGGCATCCCGGCTGGTGGAGAGACTGGACCCCGGGAGGGATTCTACCGTATCGACCCAGTCCGCCGGCTCCGAATCCGTGTCCCAAAGGGCGATGGTCGCCGGGTCCTCGCCATGGCTGAGAATAGCCCAGTCCCCGGCCTCGGCCTCTGGCAGCGCCGCCTGGAGAGCGGCGAGATTTTCGTGAACACCCTGAAAGGCTTCCACCGCGTCGCTGCAGATCCGCTGTACGGCCCGCAGCAGGTTGTCGTCCGCCCCTTCCCTGAGCGGCTCACCCGACGCGTCGACTAGGCGGCGGAAGTTGGCGACGATCAGGTTCACCAGGCTCGCGGTGATGACCGTGCCATCGGCCTCACCCGGCGCGGTTTCGTCACGCGCCCAGTTCCGGCGCGACAAGGGCCGCTTGTGCCGCGGCCGGACCTTCACCGCACCACGGCCGTCAAATGAGAATGTCACGGGCTCAGAGCTCGAACGTCGCCGGTTTCGGCCAGTGTTTCGCCTCGGCCGGATCCTTGTTCTCGCCGACGAGCGCCTGCGCGGCAGTCGCCATCGCGTCGAGATATTCGATCAGCGCCTCACCTTTGCCCGCGGCCAGAGCCCGCGCCTGGCGCGAAGGCGGCAGATCGCTAGCAATTCGCAGCTCCATCGCCTCAGTCGCGAGATCTTGCGTGACCACCGGCGGAACGAAGCGCCCGTTGCGCAGAATCCAGCCGATACCGGCCCGCTTCGACCGGCTCACATGCGGCGCGAGTTCGTCCTCCTCGGTGAAGGCGCTGGCATCATCGCTCTCGATCGTCTGCACGACGAGGCCGTCTCGGTTGGTAAGTAAGATCATGCTCTAGGCATCCATGATGACGACATAGCGGCCATTCTCAATCGAACCCGCGCCGGCGATACTGACGGACACCTGGCCGCTGTTCACGGTCCCGGAGCCGCTGCCTATCCTGATTTCTGCAGCGGCCGAGCCCTGGGCTACAGCGAAGACCGCATAGCGTTTGCCGTTATGCCCCGACCCAACGCCGATATTCGAACTGCCATCCCATGAGCCGGATGCGCTGCTGATACCGCCGCCGCCGATGCCGAGATCGGCCGGGTTGATCTTGCGATGCGCGCCCGTGCTGACGTCATAGAGTGCGAGGAAGTCATTGTTCGCATCGGCCGCACCCAGCGTGGAGAGTTCATTGATGTCCATGGCCACGGAAATGTTTCCGCCCATGTTGCCGCCGCCGGAGATCCCGTCGCCGGCCGTCAGCGTGTAATAGGTCTGCAGCAGCCCGAGGTCCTTCGGGAGCACCTTGCGATGATTGCCGGCGCTGGTGTCGTACAGCGCCAAATAGTCCGCGTTCGGGTCGGCCGCGCCGATCGCGCTCAGCTCACTGATGCTGAGATTGAGCTCGACGTTCGCGCCCATGTTGCCGCCGCCCGAGAGGCCCTCGCCCGCGGACAGGTTGAAATAGCTTGCCGCGCTCGCCAGGTCGCCGACCTTGACCTTCCGATGCTGGCTCGCGCTGGCATCGTAGAGCGCGACCACATCCGCCTCTGGATCGACGGCGACCAGCGCGCTGAGCTCGGGAATGTTGAGATTGACGGTGACGTCGGCGCCCATGTTGCCGCCGCCCGACAGTCCCTCGCCCGCCGTGAGGTCGTGGAACGTGACCGGCGGCGCCTCGGCCGCCTGGATCGCCTTCAGCAGCATGTCGTCGTCGGTTTCGTCTTCCGCGACGCCCATGCCGCGGATCGCACGGCGCAGCTGGGCGATGATCAGGTTCAGCCAGCGGGCCGATACCTTGGTGCCGTCATTTGCCGTCGGGCTCGAGCAATCCTGGAACCAGGTATCATCCGGGGACTCGGTCGCCGGACTGGCCGGACGCGTCGTTGTCTCGTTGATGCCGGCACCGCCGGGCCCAATGATGTTGGTCATGTTCGGCTCTCTTCAGGGGCTTGAGGGGATCAGGCGATCTCGTAGATCGCCTGCACATGCGCGGGTTTGATCCGCTCGATCAGGCATTCGACGTGGGCAGTATTGGGCTCGCAGAGCAGCGAGCAGCCCGCTGTCATCCGCCCGGCGAGCGGCTGGACGAATTCGGCTGTATAGGCCGGGCTGTCGGCCAGGCGGATCGTGATGTAGAGCGTATTGGGTACGCATTCCGGCGCGCAAAGACTGTCGCAGCCGGCCTCGAGGCAGCCGGCCATGGCGCCGCCCGTCACGCAATCGCTGCAGCCGATGGCCCAGCCGCGCCGCGCGGCCGCCCAGGTAATATACGCGCAGGTCGCACCACCCTGGGCCGCCACTTTCTCGCACAGCGTCTCCCAGGGATCGCAGGGATCCGGGAAGCCGTAGTCCGCCCCCCAGAATTCCAGCGTTTCGCGTGCCGAAAAGCAGAAGAATTCCGCGACGAGCGCGCAGGCCCGCTCCGCGAAATATTCCAGCACCGCACCATAGGACAGCCAATATTGCTGCATGACGGTATGCGCCGTTTCGATGGCGCTGTGCCCGTAGACGGCGTGACCGTATTCCGCCTCGCCATAGCCGGCGTTCTCGCCATGACGGACGCGCGTCGGCGCTTCATGGCTTTGCCAGGCCCGGCCGCGGGGCAGCAGTGCCATGATCTGCTGGAAATATTCCCACTTTGTCGGACAGCGGAACGGATCCTCGCGGTCCTGCGGACAACTGACCGTCGTCATCCGCTATTCCTCGGCCGCAAACGTCACGGTCCCCAGCACCGGCAGGTCGCCGCCGTCATACTCGACATCAGTTGCCGGATCCGTGAGCTCGTGATGATCTTCGCCGGCGGCCTGGCTGATCGCCTCCCACAGCTTCGAACGATACAGCGTGAAGGGCGTCGAATCCGTGCCGACAACCACCGAGCGGCGGAAGAGATCCGCGAGTTCAGCCTTTACGGCATCGCGCACCCCCGTCGTATCGGGGGAAAGTCCGGTAATTTCGATGTCTACCGGCACCGGCGTCGGCGCGATCACCGAAACCACCGCGGTCACCGGGCGCAGCTCATTGATGTAGGCCTGGACGGCCGCAACGTCCGCGCCCTGCGGCACGCCGTTGGCATAGACGTCGTCCATCAGGAAGTACACGTGCACGGTGCCGGGGCCATCCGCCAGCGGTTCGACGAACACGCGCGTGACCCCGGCAATCTCCCGGCCCCAGGCCACATAGTCGCTCGCGGCACCACCATGCGGTGGATACTGCAGGCGGTGCAGGATGCGCTGGCGCAGGGACTCGTCGGATTCGTCGTCGGCGCCCAGGCCGATACCCGCCGCCGCAACCTGGCCCGTGCTGTTCAGCCCGCCGAAACCGGTGATCAGTGACAGACCGGCACCGGCCAGCGCATTGCCTTCCGCGCCCGCCTCGAGCGCACGCAATTGCAGCGTGACGTCGCCATTGCCGTCGATGATCGCCGCAGCCGTCGCCTCATAACGAAAGCCGTCGGTGCGCTGCACGATCAGACCGGCCGGCACCGTCGCCGCCGGCGTTCCGGTAAAGGTGCCGTTGCCGCTCGCATATGAGGCCGGAAGCCGCGAGATCCCGTATTGCTGGGCATGCTTCTCTAGGAATTCGGCGTCTGCCGTGGTCACGAATCGCTGTTTTTCGATGTATTTGAGCCAGAGGAAATTCTCGAAGACGAGCGCCGCCTTCACCTTGGCTGCCACGTTGAGGTTGTTTGGCCAGATCCAGGCGTCACTGCCCGGAAGATGGGTCCGGAACGACTGCCTGGCCCGCTCCACCAGCTCCGGCAATGTCGGGATCTGAAACGCCATCAGCGGAACTCTTGCAATTGCTGCCACACGACCTGCATGGCGGGGTGTGCGAGGTTGAACAGAAATCGGGTATTCGCGTAGCGCGGACTGAAGACATCGACGCCGAGCCGCAGCTGACCCTCGGCCACCCAGGCTTCGGCCGTGACGTCGATCCGCTCAGCCGCGCCCTGGTCGATCAGCACGGCCAGTGCCTGCTCGGCATATTCTTTCGCCTGCAGCGCCGTCTCTTCCGACAGCGTTCCGCGCTCGAGCGTCCAGAGCAGCGATCCCATCGCTTGGTCGAGCGGATCCTGAACATAGAGCACGCTGTCCCCCCACCAGCCGCGCGGATCCTCCGACCCGTCACCGAGGCGCATGTCGTCCGGCAACCGCCGATCGGTGAAGAGCTGGATCATCACCGCGGTGTGCAGCGCGGCCCGCGCGCTCAAGCCGCCGGCGTTCTGAACTTCGTCCGGCCGTGCCACCCCCCAGTCGCCATAGCCCCCTTGCGCCGTGAGCTCCGGCACGGGCGCCTGCACCCAGATCGTATCCCAGAGCAGGAACGGCTGCGGATCGCAGGCCTCGTCAGACCGGATCCGGATCAGATCGTCCGCCACGTCAGATCACTTTTGTCGTGGTGCTGAGGTTGCTGACACAGGCGTCGCCGGCGGTATCCAGCGTGCCCTCCTTCGCCACCGGAACGCCGCCCTCGCCGCCGAGATTGATGTCGCTCGACTCGACGATGACCTTGTCCGCGATGATGCGCAGTTCGCCGACTTCGATCACGGTCTTCTTGCCCTGCAGCAGCTTGATGACCTGGCCGTGCGCATCGTAGATCGCCTTCTCGCCAGGCTGCAGGTTCTTGTAGCGGTGATCGGGATGCTCGATCCCGAGGAACACCGCCTGGTCCGGGCGCCCGCCAACGAGCATGGCGAATCCGTCGGATCCGACAGGCGGCACGCCCGTCGCCCCGAAATACTGCCCGCGATACGCCAGCTTCATGACCTCTCCGGCCATGCCCCTGACGATCGCCAGCTGCTGGCCGCCGGTGTCGTCGATCTCGAGGACCTCGACCCGCCGCAGCTCGTTGCGGCCGATATCCGTGTCGCCGAAATAGCTCATTGCCACGCACCATCCGAACTGCTGGTTCCGCCGCTGCCCTTGTAGGCCTGGGCGTTCACCACGTTGAGGCGCGCGATCGAGCCTTCGCGGCCATTGTCCTGGGTGAGCGTCACCGACTCGATCAGCATGTCGCCGGCGATCTTCAGCGACGGGCTCTGCACCCATACGAGCCAGTTGCGTTCCCACACCGCACCACCGTCGTCGCGCCACCCCTGGGTGGTGATGGTTGCGCTGACGCTCAGGCCCTGTCGCCGGTCACGCTCATGCTCGGCACGCGCCCGGGCGCGCTTTATGTCCGTGTCGCCCTCGTTGATGATGATCTTGGGCCGGTACCGCCGCACGCCCGCATCCGGTACTTTCTCCGCGATCCGGAGCGCGGCATCGCCGACGCCCGTGCGGGACTGGCCCTTGACCTCCACCTCGCTGTGCCGGTTCTCGTCGCTCAGCACACCCTGGAACGCCTTGATGTTCCGGCCCTCGATCAGGCCGCCGGCATGACGCGGCGCCACCAGCGCGTTTGTGATGGCGATGCTGCCGTCGGGGCGCTCCGACATGGTGGCGCCCTGCGGCCGCAGCGCCCGCTCGACGGCCGCGAAGGCCGTCTCCCCCTGGTTGATCTGGAAATAGGGGATCTTCTCGAGCGGCACTTCCGCGTTTAGGCCAATTCCGAACAGGTCCAGGTCCTGTGCAATCCGGTCGGGCGTGACATTCTCCCAGAAGCCGGGCGTATGCACCGCCGCGCAGTCGACGAAGTCCTGCCCCTTGCCCCGGCCCTCGATGACCGGGTTGTGCGAGCGGGCATCGCCCTGCGGCTTGTAGCGGTTGACGTAGCCGGTCAGGATCAGCGACCCGTTCGCCAGGATCGCGAGCGGCGTGCCAGGCGGAAAGAACCAGGCGCCCGGCGGCTCTGCCGCTTCGAGGCGGAATGTCCGGGTGGCGTCCTTCAGCGAATAGCTGACCTCCACGCGTTCCCACATGTCGAACTCGCCCCCGGCGACGACGATGACATGCTCTGCGTTCAGCGTCATTTCGCGAGAGCCTCGAACCGCACCGGCATGAACGACGGATGCTTGACGGCATTCCGCGCCCAAAGTTCCTCTGCCCGGGTCGCATCGTCATAGAGACGCGCTGCCCAGTATATCGAGGGCATCAGTTGCTTCGCCTCGATGGTCAGCACCGGCGCGAGATCGGCCATGGACCGGCTCAGGAAGTCCACCGTCAGGCCGAGCAGATCCTGCATCGCGCCATAAAGCCCAAACTGGTTGGCGCGGGTGATCTTGTCGAGCTCCGCCTGGAAGCGGCCTGCGACCTCGGCCCGGGCCGCGATCGCCTCACGGCGGGTCTCGTATGACCGCTGTACCACCGCCACCGCGAAATGCGCGAGCGCGGATCGCCTGAACAGCGAGATCAGGCTTTCCCTGTTCTCCGCTTCGCGCCGGCGCGACAGCGTCGTTACGGGCACCGGCAACTCGCCGCTCTCATAGTCGACGAAGGTCAAGAGCCCGGACCTGGCGTCTTCAGGCGCAGCAGCCTTGCGGAAATCGTCCATCAGCGCGAAGACACGCCCTGTCAGCGAGTCCTCGAGACGCCGGGCCTGCTCGATGTACACCAGAAAGTCGAAGCGGTTGCCGCGGGCGCCGATATGGGCCAGATCACGCGCATCAACGTACAGGGCTTCGATCGCATCCTTGATCTTTGGCTCGGCCTCGGCCGCAAGCGGCGTGCGCGTCCTTACATCGTCGAAGGTGACCGCGAATTCGCGGATCTGGCGTGCGGCGCTGTCGAGCACGAACTCTGGCACGTCGAGACCGTTGTAGCCGGCCCGGAACGCTACCTGCAGGCTGTCGGTGATCAGCGAGACCGAATATTCGACCTGGCGCGCCGTCTGCTGTGGTGTGGATGTTCCGCTCCGGTCGCCCGCCCCGTCTTCGATGAAGAGAAGCCGGAACGCGACATAACCATGCTTGTCCTTCCGCCTGTCCGTCGAGATCTCGAGGCAGCGTGCCCTAAGCCCGCCGAACATCGGCAGCACGAGGGATGCGCCGCCTGGCGCCGTACAGGCGGCCATGAGGGCCTTCGCCTCGGCATCCGCCTGATCGCCTACCGTGTAAGCCGTGACCTTGTAGCGCCGCGCCTGCTGTCCGAGATCTTCGTTATAGGGGGCCTCGGCATGCGGGAACTCGTGGATCGCGATGCGCCGGCCACCTTCGAAGCCGTCGCCATCGACCCAGAAGCCGGCGCCGCGGAACGAGGCGCGCCGCAGGCGCTTCCGCCAATCCGATCCGGCCATCTAGCGCCCCGAATCCTGCATGGTGGTGCCGGCATTCAACTGGATGTTCTTGCCGTCATCGTTGGCAGTGATCCCGGTCACGCGGCCGGGGCCGTCCACTGCGATATTGACAAAGACCTGGCCCTTGCCCGTCAGCTCGGCTGCGACCTTGCCCGTGACGTCTATCTTCTGCGGACCGCTTTCGCCCCGGGTGATGTCGCGCACCAGGCCACCTGGCGACGCCGCGCCGGCGGCCTGACTGGCCGGCTGCTGCTGTGACCGGCTGTACTCCAACATGCTCTTCATCAGCTGCGGCGACACGATAGAACGCGGCACCGAGGGGACCGAAGGTCCGCCGCCATTGATTTCCGGTCGCTTGGGCGAGATCCCGAGGCTCTCAAACGGCTCGCGCGGCCGTTCTGTGCCGTCGGGCATCCGGGCGCCTTGGCGTTTTCTGGCGGCCTCCAGGCCCTTGTTGATCGTCTCCAAGGCGATATCGGGAACCGACCCTTCCCAGGCCCAGTTCAACAGGCCCTTCAGCCCACCGCCCAGTCCTTCTTCCTTGAAAGCCTTGATCGCGCGGGTCAGGTTCTCAATGCCAGTGCTCAGATGGTTCAGAGCTTTTGCCGCCGCATCCGCTATTCCGGTGTTGATTGTGTCGAACAGTCCGTCGAGGCTCCATTTCGATGTGTCGATACCGACGAGGCTGCCGACAGCGGTCGCCAGGTCGCCGGCGGCTGTCTTCGCCCGCTCCCAAGCCGGCGCGACGAGGTCCCATTTGGCGTAGATCGCTGCACCGACGGTCGCGATCAGGCCGATCGGGCCAAGAAAACGTGCGCTCAGTCCTGCCAGCCAGGCGAATGTCCTGCCGACCGCGCCGACGATCGAGACGATGCCCTGCAGTGCGGCGCCGAGTGCCCAGAGTATCGGACCGGCGACCGCCAGGGCCCCTATACTGATGCCGATTGCGTCCAGCATTCCCGGCGTTGCCTCAAGCCGGCTCATCCAGTCCACGGCGACGGCCAAGGCTTGCTCGATCGTCGGGACCCAGCGCGTGGCGAGCGTATCGGCGATCGACAGCAGGTGGTTCTTCGACAATTGCAGCTTCTGATTGAAGCCCTGCATCTTGATCTGGAAGGATGCGAGCAGTTGCTGATGCGCCTTCTGTTCGTCGCCCACCCGTTTGAGCGCCGCCTGATATTTATCCCAGTTCTGGAATAGCAAGGCGATACCGGGCGCCGCCTGGTCCTTGAACAGTTCCATCAGCGCCGACAGGCGCTCATGTTCCGGGATGACGTCGTAAATGCGGTTCCGCAGCTGACCAAGTGCCTTCACGCCATCCTGCTGAACGGCCTTGGCGAAGTCCTGGGCATCCATTCCCAGGCGCTTGAACACCTTCATCGCCGGCTTCGGCAGCGCCGCCCCGCCGGTCAGGACCTTGAACAGGTTTTTTGCCGATGTCGCGGCGACTTCGGTTTCGATCTTGTTGTCCATGATCGTCGCGCCGAGCGCCGCGAGCTGGGCGTCGGTGAAGCCCGACATGCGGCCGATCGCGCCGATCCGGTTGTGGAAGTTGACGAGCTGAGCACCCTTCACATTCATCGAGTTCTCGAGCAGGTCCATCTGCCCGAGCAGCATCCGCAAACCATCAACAGAGAGCCGCGCGCTCTGCTTGAGACCGGCCAGCTCGTCGCCCGCCGTCTCCGCCTGCAGGTTAAAGGCTTCGGCGGCCTGCGCCGCCAGCTGAACAAACTGCGGCACCTCGCGAAATGCTACGCCCGCCCGTGAGGCCGACGCGGCCATGTTGGCCAGCCGCGCCGAGGATATCGGCAGTTCCTTGCTGAGATCCTTGATCCCGCGCTTGGCTGCGTCATAGGCCGCAGGATTGTCGAGCTCGTCGGCTGCCTTCTGCCATTCCAGCATGGCGTCCTGCAGCTCGCCGGTTGCCTTCACCGCCAGGGCGGCGGGCGCCGTTACACCGAAAGTCAGCGCGCGGCCGGTGCTGGAGGCTGCCCGTCCCAATGCCCCTACGGACCGGTCGAGCCGGCCCTCCAGTCGCGCAAACGAGCGCGCGATCCCCGCCAGCGGCCCCGACACACCATCCACGGCCTGGATGATGGCCTTGGCATGGAGGGTCTGCGCCATGGCTCACATGTTCCTTGATTTGGTGAAGATCACGGCACGGCCGTGCCAGTAGAGAATGTCCGACAGGGACATGGCGCCAACACTCAGCGGGTCGAAACCGAACAGAAAGACCAGCTCGTCGACCCGCTCGGTCAGTTTCCCGCCGGCTGCAGCATGTGGAAGATCGCGTCGAAACAGGCGGACAGATCGCGCGCGGCCATCGTTTCGAGCGTCATCAGCTCCAGCCCGCTCATGGCTTCCAGGTACGCGGCCATCTTTGGAGCGTCATACTCGACGTCGATCCAGTCCACCCCGCCTGCGGCGTTGGGACGAACCTTGTTGCGCCAGGGCAGGCCTTGCCGGAGCATCATGATGCCTGGCGGCTCTTTGAGGGTAAGGGTCGACTTCGGACCCTCATGCGTCTCCAGCGGCCGCGACAGCGTGAACCGCCATGTCCCGTCCTTCTGCAGGCCGTCGTTTGCCTTGGCTGGGGCGGCCGGCGCCGGCGTTTCGCTTGTGGCCGTGGCGGTGCTGGGGGGCTGCGGCGGGCCCGCAGGCTTCACGTCGGTCATGTAGGATGCCTTTTTGCGTTACGAAGGCGAAAAGGCGGCCTGATCAGGCCGCCCTCTCGATATGCTTGTACTGGTCGGAGACGATCGTGATCTCGGTGATCTCGCCGTTCTGGGTGTTGCGGTTCGGCGCGCCGACGGCGAAGGCGTTCGTCAGCAGGACGTTGCGCTTCATGTCGATCTCCTCGACCGTCGCATCGAAGCCGTGTGCGGCCATCAGCGCCTCGATGTCGAGCCCCTGGCGGTCTCGGATCTTGATCTTGAACCGGTACGGCTTCGGCGTGACGGTGCGCTGCACGGACCCGTCCTGGTTTACGACTTCTTCCGGAGCGATGCCGGTCGGCTCGATCTCGACGTCGCCCACCGGGTGGTACCACTGGTTGTTCAGCTTGATGGCGACCCGGCCGCCAGCGTTCAGTCCTTTGGCCATTGAATTGTCCTCTGATCAGGGGTTGAGACTGGCGTTGGCGCTACGCCACCAGCAGCTGGTCGGCTGCGCTGCGGCGCTGCATGAACGAGGTCGCATTGACCGCGATGATGCGCAGCTGGTTGACGTGATCGAGCGGCAGGTAGCAGTCGACCCGGTTCGCGTCGGTGGCGTTCCGCTCGACGATCAGATCGTTCTCGAACAGGTCGAGATTCTCGAACACGCCCAGCGCGATCAGCTCGGCATAGCCGTGTACCATCGTGTTGCGGATCTCGTCGGCCGTGGCCAGCCCCTGCAGCCCAAGCGGGTTGGAGTCGGCCAGGGCTTGCCGCGCATGGGCGTTCGTGATCTTCGCCTTGAGATAGCGAATGCCGAAGATCGACTGCGCCAGCGTGTTCACGTCCAGCCACGTCGCATCGGGGCTGCCCCACTCGTTCAGTTGATAGGTCGTGATCAGCCGATCGATGGAGACAGTGCCGTCGCGCTCGACATGGAAGCCGGCGATCCCGTCATAGTAGAGCGTATTGCGCTCGGTGATGTTGAAGCGGTCCTCGATTTTCGGCGCGATGATGCCGCGCAGGTCGAGGGTCTGCAGCGGCCGGGAAAGCTCCGGGGCCGACTGCAGATGCTGCGCAGCCTTTGCGGCCACCGCCGCGGCCCAGAGCCAGGGCGGCGTGGGCGACCTGTAGTAGCCCATGATCGACACATGCTGATCGTTGCGACCGTTCCCGAGCGTCGTGAGGCCGGCGAGGTTTGCCTGTTTCGCGGTGATGTAGTGGCCGTAGAGCTGCTGAATGGGCGACCAGCGGCCGGAAATGTCATTCAGCAGATCGTCGGCCGCGCCGAGATTGGTCGCATCCGCATAGGGCGATCCGATCCAGTCGAACTCGTCGGTGCCAAGACTGTCGAGGGCATCGGCGATTTCCGGGTCACCCGCACCGTCTGCCATGGGAACGATCGTCAGAAGGTCTGCGCCGTAGGTGCCTTCATCGCCGATCAGATCGAGATCGATGGCGATCTCGTTGCCGAGCGCCCCGCCATGCCTGGCAGTAAGGTTGCAGACCTCTGTATTCTCGCCGTCCACGGCAGCCGTGAGTGGCATGCCGGGCGTCGCGTTGATAGCGGCCACCAGGTTGGCGCAGACATCCTCTTCGGCATCGCTGGTCTTCACCGGGATCCGGACGCGATGGCCTGCGATATAGATCGTGAGCGTGCCGGCGGCCGCCACGGGCGTGCCGGCGACGGTGATCGTGCCGGTCGCGGCGACGGCCGCGCCGTCATCGGCGAGCGGCAGGCACCAGATTTCCTGGAACGGCGCGTTCTCCCGAGCGATCTTGTACATCTGCGCGAGCATCGAGTCGGCGCCGAAGAAGCCGTCTTCCTGTCCATCGCGCATCGGACCCACCGGCACGTTGGCGGCTGCTGTGCCGGTGTCGAGCATCTGCCCGATCAGCAGCAGGCGGGCGATATTCTGATAGGGCGTCCCGCCGGCATTGAATTCTGCATAGAACAGCGGAACGCGAATGTTGCCGGGGATATTGTTGAAGAGAACGGCCATGATTTACTCCCGATACTTGGCGGCGGCGGAAAGGACGCTGATCACGCGTCCGGCGCTTCGTCCTTGGGTTTGGGTTTCGGTGTGACCGCCGGCGAGGGAATCGCGCTCCCGTCCGTGAGGCGGCGGCGCCAATAGGTGCTGTTCGGCACCATGCCGCCGGCCGGACCGAGCAGGCGGCCGGTCTCATCGTCCCGCACCACCGTGTCGGGCTGGGCGGGCTGCAGCCGCAGCTTGATGATCCTGTTGGTTCCGGTGTCGCGCACCACAGCGCTTTCCGGGACATTCACTCCACCGAGAATCGGCATGGTCTACCTCGCTAGTCGTCCAGGTTTTCGATTGTTGCGTCGACGTCGGGACTGTGCTCCGGCGTCACTTGTCTGACCGTCACGGTCTCCAGCGCCGGTGCGATCACCGTGTGCGGAATGCCGGCGCCCTTCAGAAGGTCGATCAGGGGCTTGGCGTAGCCTTTGGGATCGTCCTCGCCATCGGCATCGGCTTCGATGGCATCGAGCAGGGTTTGGATGTTCGCCGGCACCGGAAGCGGATTTGGCGCCACGGTGTCGACCACGGGCAGATCATCGTCATCGATCTCCACCTGCGCGGTGATGATGCGGCCCGAAAGCGGCACCTGCCCTTCCGACGTCACGAAGCGTTGCGAGGACCAGTCGTTGATGCGGGTCAGGAAGTGGTCCTGCAGCAACGCGGTCCAGGGGTTGAGGACGTTTGCCAGGCCGAACCTGATCTGGTGCTCGAACAGATCCAGCTGCGCCTCGAGCTCCGCATCCGTCACAGCCAGCTGAAAGGCCATGCCGTGATCGTCCTCGCCCACCGCACCGAGCATGACCTCGATGTTCAGATTGAGCATCCGGCGCCAGGGTGGCCCGCCATTGTTGCTGGAGAGCGCCGAACCGTTGTCGTCTTCGGTGTAAACGACGAGCGCCGGCACCATGTCGCCGACGTCCCAGCCCTGACGGGGATCCAGCCGGGAGTCGAATACCCGGCCTTCGGCCATCGTCGGCCAGGGGGCGGTCCAGTTGTTGGTGAGCGCACAGATCGTCGCCAGCCGGAACGCGGCACGATTGAGGCTCATTTCGTCACCCGGTTGAGCTCGAGCACCAGCCGGCCCTGGCCGTCAGGCCTGATATCGGCGATCGACCAGAGCCCGCCCGTCTTGATCCGCTGCATGTGATCCTGTCGCTTCGGCGGATGGTCGAACTCCCGCTCGTCGATCCGGATCACCGGATCGCTGAGGGTCGTTTCCGGACCGGACTGGAACGCGCCGCCACTGCGGCGGCGGCCAAGCTCAGGCATGCTGAGCGTCGGGTCGTGCCAGATTCCCTTCACCGTCTTGACCGGCCGATCGGGATCCGCCGAACCGCGCTCGTTCACGGTCGCGCGCCGCTGCGGCCGGAATTCAAAGGTCTCGCCGAAATGGGCGTCGCACGTATCGCTGAGCCGGTTTTCCCAGCTGTCCCAGTCGAACATCGGCGAGACCTGATTGTGTGTGGAATCGCGTCGAAGCGATCAGCTGATGGTCAGCTGGCGCAGCACCTGCGGACGGGTGCAGAGCGTGATCGGGTTGGACTGGATCTCGAGGTGCCGGCCCTTCCCGTTCTGCATAGGATACTGCCGCGCATAGCGAGGCAGCCCGTTGGTATTGACCGTCTCTTCATAGTCGGCCGGACCGAAGCGAGTGATGAACAGCTCCGGCACGCCGCGCGGCACGACACGCGCCTCGTTGTCGGCAATGTAGGGATTGCCCAGAGCGGCCTTGGCCTTGGCGCCGGTGCGATACCGCTCCCACATGATACCGCCGAACTCGAAGCGGTAGACGTTCGGGTCGCCGCGCAGCTCGGCCGCCTGCACCGTATTCAGGTAGGTTTCCTTGACCGACTTGTGCTCGATCAGGTCCTTCCAGAAGTCGCGGCCGCACCAGGCGAGGATGCCTTCATAGGTTTCGGACTCAAGGGAGTCTTCGATGCCGTTGATCACGTCGAAGCATTTCGAGCGGACCTTGGTCGAATCCGAGCTGAGCCCCATGGAGATCGGAGACGGTGCCGAGATCCCGAACTCGTTGTAGAGATTGAACAGGGTCTTGCCGCCCTTGGTCTGGACCAGCCCCTTGACCGCCCCGACGCGCTGATGCTCGAGCGTGGCATCGAGATCGCGCGCATGGCGCGCCATCTTCTGGTCGACCTTCGCCTCGACGGTTTCCACGTCGCTCTCGGTACCGAACGCCCGCACGCCCTGGACCTCGTCGGCCATCACCGTGTCGTCGCGCTGGAAGTGCGGCAGCGCGAAGGAGCGAATCGAGCGCTTGTCATGGTCGATCGCCTCGCCCGGGCCGCCGCGCGGCGTCGGCTCGATCAGCGAAAGGCTGCCATCGCGGCTTTCGATCATGACGGTCGTGGTGGACACGCCATCCTCTTCGAAAATCCCGCTGGCGCCAACCTGCCGCGGCACGAATGGCATATCGTTCACGCGCGCCGTGAGCGACACGACGGAAAATGCGTCCTGGTTGAAGACGTCGAGGCTTGGCATTGTCCTACTCCTTACATGGACTCCCGCCGTGGCCGGCGAAGGCGTGCCGGCGGCGTCAGATTCGGTTGTTGTGAGGTGGGTCCGCGATTAGCGGGCGATGATGCTGGCGGACGCCAGCTGGGCAAGCGCCGCGGCCTTGTGATCGTCGGTCGCCCCTTCTGGCCAGACCAGGGAGTCCGCGATGACCTCGGCTTCGCGCTCGACGGTGACAAGGTCCGCATCGGCATCGGTGGCATCCGACGCCGCATAGGCGATCGCCACAGCGGTCTGGGAGCCGTCCGTCCCGTCCGGATCGAACGGCGCGAACTCACCATCGGATCCGCTCACGGTGATGGTGAAGGCGTCGCCGGCGGCGAAATCCGTCGCGCCGTCGGCAATCGTGAAGCCGACCTGATTGTCGAAGGCCTCGCCGACGGTCGCGGTGCCGATCTGCTGGCCCGCCGGATTCTCGACGCTGAAGGTGCCGGCATCGGTGTCGGCCTCGATGCAAACCGCGCGATAGGCGCCCTCGACTGCGCCGTCGCCAACACTCAGCGTGCCGATTGTCCCGTCGCCCGCATTGCCGGCGTCCGCGGCAGCCTCGGCGCTGGCGCCGGACACGAGCCTGCCGAGCACTTCGCCAGGCACGACGGCATTGCCGGAAGCGAGGATACGGTTCTCCAGGCTCCGGGTGCGGTTCGCCATCGAGAGGATGAATTCGGCCGTGTGACGGCCTTCATTAAGGGTAGCCATGTCTCGAATACTCCTTTGCTCACCCGGTATCGGTGCCGGGGGCTGCGTTTGGTCAGCTCAGGGGCAGACCGCCCGGATCAGGCGCTGACCGCCTTGCGGCGATTGGCGTAAATGCTGGTTGCGTTGATCTTCGGGGCAGTGCTCTGCGTCGTGCCGCCCGGCCCGGCGAGCTCCAGGCCAAGAGGACCCTGTCCGGCTTTCTGGGCTTCGTAGCCGCCGGCGCCGGCGTCCGCCTTGGGGGCTTTCTCGAGAACGGCAACCGCCTGCTCAATCGACAGGTCCGTGTCGAACGCGAGCGTCTTCGCCTGCGCTTCCCGGCCAGAGGCGGCCTCATGCTCAAGGATGCCCTTGATGCGATCCTGCGCAGCTTTCACCGGATCCTCACCGGCCGCGGCCGTCGCTGGCCGGGCGGGCGCGGCGGGTGCGGC